ACGGCAGTATCTACCGCTTGGAGTTCGTTTGGAACACTCGCGAATCGGCGTATTACATGCACATGTACGACGCTGAGGAGTCGATCATCCAAGGCTCTCTTAAGTGCGTCGTCGGCTGGCCTATTGGCGTGCTGCAATGCACAGATCCACGGCGACCAGCTGGCATGCTTGTGTTCGTGGACTCGGCAAACTCCGAGCGCGACCCGGTTTGGATTGACGGCAAGGACCTCTACAACCTGGACACTGTGACCCGAGTCCCTGGCTACGGCGAGCTAGGCGACCGGGTGCGGCTGCAATACTGGACACTGGCAGATATGCAAGTGGTGGCCGACGGTGGCTGACCAGCGGCTGCAAGATAGGCGCGTTCGGCTGCTCATCGCGAACCGAGTAGCAGAGGATTACAAGAGCCTCACTGCGGACGTGACAGAGATCAAGGACTTGCGGGTCCAGTTCTCTGTCAAAAAGAGTTCTGCCAAAGAGCCCAACACGGCAGAGGTCACGATCACAAACCTGTCACCGACCCGTCGCGCAGCACTGCAAACCAAGGGGGTCAAGTTCGTACTCGAGTGCGGGTACGTTGACACCGGGGTCAAGCAGATCTTCCAAGGCGACGTTCGCCACATCTCGCACGTTCGCGAGGGCGCGGACTGGCGCACGGTCCTAAAGTCCGGCGACGGTGAGCGGGCGTTTCAGTTTGCGCGGATCTCTGAAACCCTAGGCCCGAAGTCTACCAAGTCAGCAGTGATCAAGCGGCTGGCTGCGAAGCTTGGGCTCGGGCTGGGCAACTCCGGCAAAGCCGCGATACCTGGGAGCTTTGAACAGGGGATCGTCCTGTCTGGCCCGGTGAGTCGCGAGCTTGACAAGGTGCTGAAAGGCACCGGCTACGAGTGGTCGATACAAGATGAGCAGCTGATCCTCCTAGCAGAGTCGGAAGTCAGTGGCCAGGACGTGCCGTTGCTGACACCGGACTCCGGTTTGATAGGCTCACCAGAGTTCGGGGCCCCGCTGGTCAAGGGCGGAAGTCCGCAGTTGCACTTTCGGAGTCTGCTCAATGCAAACATCAAGCCGGGCGCAAAGGTACAGGTGCAGTGCGAGCGCTTCCCGCTTGGCGTCTCGGTCAAGTGCTCCAAGGTCGAGCACAGCGGAGACACCGCTGGGCAGGATTGGTACTCTACCGTCGAAGGGGTGACGATATGACCTCGCGTCCTAGCACGCTGCAAGACCTGCTTTCACGCTTTCGGGAGTCACTGACGGCTGACCTCCACACCTCGCTACCTGGAAAGATCGTGAGGTACGACGCGACCACGCAAAAGGCCGATGTGCAGCCTCTGATCAAAGAGCGCTACACTGACGAATCGGGAGCGACCCAGGTTCGTGACCTTCCGGTGATTCCTTCCGTCCCTGTGCAGTTCCCAGGCGCGGGAGGTTACCGAATCACCTTTCCAGTGGCGGCTGACGATGTGGGGCTCGTCGTTTTCAGCGAGGCGAGCTTAGACAAGTGGCTGGTTTCCGGGGGCACTATAGACCCAGCTGACGACCGGCGGCACGACCTAACAGACGCGGTGTTCCTGCCAGGACTCCGTGACTTTGGGCACCCGCTCGGAAGCGCTCCCACTGACCGGGCTACGTTCGGCAAGGACGACGGGCTACAGATCCATGTTGACGGAAGTAAGATCCGCATCGGAACCACGACGGCGATCCAACTGGAAAAGCATCCTAACGGCGAGACGCTAAAGACGATCCTCGACACGCTCATTGCATGGGCTAACACTCACACGCATCCAACACCAGCGGGCGCTTCGTCAGCACCTACTGCGCCGCCGTTCCCGCTCGACCCGTTTCCGACATCAGGTCTGCTTAGTCAGTCGGTCGAGGTGAAGAAATGACCACCTACCAAAAGGTCACAGACTTCGGACTCGACGAGGACGGCGACGAATACGCCGACGCGACCGGGCTTGCGATGACCGGCGACCTGCCAGGAATCAAGCAGCAAGTGACGTTGCGGATTGGATTCTTCAGGGGGGAGTGGTTTCTCGACGAGGGAAAGGGACTCCCCTGGTACGAGGAGATCATCGTCAAAAATCCCAACCTGATACGCATCCGCGAGATCTTCCGCGAGGCGATCCTATCCGTCGCTGGAATCAACGAAGTCACGTATCTGGACCTTCTGTTCAGCGCGTTCTTACGCACCCTATCCGTCAACTTCAAAGCGTCGACCAACCTTGGCGAGCTTGGAATCAACCTAACAGGGCTCCCAAATGCCTAGCTATGGACTCCTTCCCGAGGGCTTTGTGCCCAAGCCGCAGACGGTCATCAAGGAAGAGCTTGATACCGTCTACAAAAACACGTTTGGCGCGCAGCTTGGCAGTGAGCCCGACGGCTCTATCCCTGCGGACTCTGTAGCTGGGCAGCGAATCGGACTGCATGCCGAGAGGATGGCCGAGCTGTGGGAAATCGGGCAGGCGCTTGCATCGAGCTTCGACCCCGACAACGCGACAGGCAGAGCGCTGGACATCCTGTGTGCAATAACCGGCACGACGCGCAACCAGGAACGGCAGACCGTCGGAACGGTAGCGCTCACTGGCGACCCCGCAACGCTTGTCCCTGTCGATTCGGTGATCTCAATCCCGGTTGTGGGTACGCAGTTTGACACCGACGCAAACGCGACCCTGGTAGCGCTCTCGGCGTGGACCGTCAATACCGCCTATGCGCTAGGGGCCCGCGTTACCAACGGCGGCGCACCGGCTCGGGTCTACCAAGCGGTGGCCGGTGGAACGTCTGCGCTTGTCGGCACGGGCCCGAGCGGCACCGGGTCTGCCATCGTGGATGCCACGGTCACATGGTCCTACGTGGGCGATGGTACAGCAGCGGTAGACGTGGCTTTTACGGCTCTCGACCCTGGACCCTTCGCAGCGCTCACAGGACAGATCACGTCGATCGATTCGCCTGTCAGCGGCTGGCTGTCGGTCCGCAACATGAGCGATGCTCAGGTGGGCGCCTACGTCGAAACTGACGCGTCGCTGCGCAACCGACGACAGGCGGAGCTTGCGGGCCGTGGAAACGGTCCACTCCCAGCGCTGAGGGCGGACCTCCTCAAGGTCAATCAGGGGACTGCGAATGCCGTCGTGGACTGCATCGTCTTTGAAAACTACACCGAGGTGGTTGATGTCAACGGCATACCCCCGCACAGCTTCGAGGCGGTGGTTCTCGGTGGGCTCGACGCGGATATCAGACAGTCGATTTTTGAAACCAAGCCAGCTGGCATCCGTCCACACGGCGGGGTAACTGGAACGGTCACCGACTCGACGGGCATCACGCACACGATCAAGTTTACCCGTCCGACGAGCTACTCGATTTGGATCGAGATAGACGTGACCTACAACGCGGCAACGTGGCCGCTCGACGGGCTAGCGCAGGTCAAGGCCGCGATCCTCGCAGCGCTCACGCCAGCGAACGGCTACACGCTCGGCAAGAACGTGACCGTGTGGGGAATCGGTGCTGCTGTCGATGTGGTGCCTGGCGTGATCAACGTCACGGCGATTCGAGTCGGCACTGCGCCCGCTCCTGTGGGCGTCGTCGATATTCCGATTGGGATTCGCGAGGTGGCTCTGTTCGACTCTGCGCGCATCCTAGTTACAGCCGTCGCGGGGACACCGTAATGGGCGACGTACAGCATGAGCTTGACCACTCGGGCAAGATGCTGGCGCGGCTCGCTGAGGAGTTCCGCAAGCCACGCATCTCTGCTGTGCTCTCTGGAGAGGGGGCGCAGTATCAGGCCATCGAGGACGCCTACTGGCAACTGCTCACAGAGTTTGGCGTCGAGACGGCAATCGGCTGGGCACTCGATGTGCTTGGGCGCATCGTGGGCGAGCCGAGACAGGGAGCGCTTGACGCTGACTATCGGCTGCGCGTTCGGGCTCGCATCCGAGTCAATCGCAGCGACGGCACAATCGAGGACATCATCGAGGTGGTGCGGCTGCTGATTGGTTCGGTGCTGCTACCCTCCGCGACGATCAATCTGACGGAGTACTACCCGGCGGCGTTCGTGCTGCGGATCACTGGCATCGTCATCACACCGACACAGGCGCAGATCTACAGCTCGTTTATTCGGCAGGCTCGGGGCGCGGCCATCGGCTCGGGCTTTGGCTGGCAAGAGACAGCTGACGCCGATGCCTTCGTGACCGCCACATCGAGCCCCCTCACGGTCGCTGCCCTGGCCGGCGTCACATCCTTTACCGTGGCTGACACAACTGACTTCCCGGCTTCAGGCACGCTGGTGATTGACGACGGGCTGGCCGGGTCCGAAACGCTGGCCTACACCAGCAAGACACCGACGACGTTATCAGGCTTCCCGGCGACGGCAAGCCCTCACACGCTTGGCGCAATGGTCACTCTCCCTGCCTCTGTCGGCAAAGGATGGGGGGACACCGCCAACCCAGCAACCGGCGGCGCGCTCGTCGGTGTACTTTAGGAGTTACGATGCTTGTAGACCTGATACTGCCCACGCTCGGGGGCTTGTTCGCAACGGTGGCGCTGATCGTCAAGTACCTCGACAGACGCGCCAAAGAGCGCGCCATCCTGGCTGCCGTCACAGAGGAGCAGCGCGACCAGATCAACGCTATTCCGCCGCTATCGCTGGTGTTCGCGCTGACGCTGGCGACCGGGCTCCTATGCTGCGCTGCGTTCATCGGCCAGCATGTGCGCGCCATGCGGCAAGAGCTGATCTGCGCCAAGGACTGCACAAGCGACAGAGACTGCCGACCCCCGGCAGTATGTCGGCGCGGAGCTTGTGTAGACAACGCAGCTGAGGCTCGGCCCGAGATCGCCATGTACCTCCCAACCCGAAACATCTCGACCACCTGGAGTCCGATCAATGGCCACTAAGCCTCTTACGTCCACTCTCCCCCGTTGGGCTGATACCGTCGCAGGCGACCCGTCAAAAGTCGTCGAGCCGGCATCGGGCAAAAAGGACATCGGCTGGGCAGTCGCCGAGAAGCCGCCCGCGCAGTGGAAGAACTGGCTGCTACTCCAGACCTACAACTGGCTTGTGTGGCTCGACGCATTCGAGACAGAGGCCCACACCTGGACCAAGCTACAGACCTTTACGCAGTCGGTCCTGAACACCCGCGCCATCAAGGCGACGGGAAATGGTACCGGCGAGGGAGCACTATTCGAGGGCGGAACCGGTGGGCATGGCGCTGTCGGCCAGTGCTTCGGGCCCGCAAACTACGGACTGCGCGGCATCGGCGACCCAGCTGGCGCGGTATCAATCGGAGTGCGCGGGGAAGGTGGTCTAAACGGCTACGGCGGCTCCTTTGTGGGCTCGGGTACTGGCGATGGCCTGCGCTCGACCGGCGGCGGTACGTCGGGCTACGGTGGCTTTTTCACGGGCACGGGCGCACTCTCGGGCGTGTACGGTACGAGCAATGGCGCCGGCACCGGTTTGCAGGGCCAGGGCGGGCCGACCGGCGTGGGTGTGTACGGGCAGGGCGGCGCTACTTCCGGGCGCGGTGGTGATTTCCTCGGCGGCGGTACGTCATCGGAGGGTGTGCGAGGTACGGGCGGCGGGCCAGACGGACATGGAGTCACCGGCCAAGGAACCGGGTCAGGGGTCGGCGTGGTTGGGACCGGCGGGCTTACCAACGGTGACGGCGGATTCTTTGTTGGCGTCGGAACTGGGTATGGCCTGCGGGCAAACGGAGGCGTGACTTCCGGGTATGGCGCCCTCTTGACCGGCGGAGGCACTAGCTCCTTCGCGTTGCGCGCTGTCGGCGGCGGCCCCAATGGCGGTGGCATCGAAGCAGTCGGGGCAGGTACTGGTTTTGCGATAGACGCGACGGGGCCAATCTACACCGACAACACGCTGCAGGCTGATGTCTCTGTGCGTGTTGGACCAGGAGCAACGCATAGTGACCTGCTAGATAGTTATGCCCTATTCACTTCGCCAACGCATCCAGTTGCAACACAGGCCATCAAAGGTCGTGTGATGCCGGTCAATACCGCTCGTGCATGGGGATACGTTACAACTGATGGGATAGGCGGGGTAACTACCAACGGCGCCGTCGGTGTCACAAGCGTAGCAATTACCGCGACAACGATTGATGTTACATTGGCAGACACCATGGCAGACGCCAATTACTCGGCGGTGGTATCTGGCAATGCGGCGCTATATGCGTCGAGCAAAACAACGACCGTGTGTAAGTTCACAAGTTCGTTGAATCCGCAAACCTCGACGCTAACGGTTGATTTTCAGATCATGGGCCGGCAGTAGTTGCGATGGGACAGCGCACGTCCCATGATTGCAGATCATCGCCACACCAGTGGGCGTGGTCGCGCAGCACTGCGGCCCATCGAACGGGTGACAGCGGCTGCCCTCTACCACACACTCAAGCGGGGGGAGAATCGTCCCACCATCAGGAGCCGGCTGAGGGTCCGGCTCAGGGGTACCAGCACCACAGCCCATCGAAACACGAACATCATCGAAGCGAGAATCTTGGTCATCTGTACTCACAGACTCCATCAAAGCACTCGATAGCGAGGCCATTGACGGAGCGGCAACAAGGCGTCATAGCGGCACAGGTGTCACCGAGCTTGCCGCAGGTCAGCAGCTTCGGCGGAGGGGGTGGGCCACTTCCACCACACCCGAGGATTAGCAGCGCGAGGACTGCTAGGACTACAAACATGCTTCGTGTCGCGGGGCGAAGTCCTCGCCCATGTGCAGCATACACTCCGCAGCGCAGCCGCCACGGCGGAAACACGAAGGGCAGGCATCGCGCATCAGGTACAGGGCGCCGATCTTCTTAACCAGCCCCTCTGACACGAGCCGTGCCAGGTGGTGCTGTACCGCTCCCAGTGTGCGCA